TCTAAAAATTCTATTTTGTAACCAAATTCAGAATCCCTTGATTTGACATGACGAATAAGAACTTCACCATCTCTTGCTAATGATTCTACAAATAATTTTTGACAATCAATAAAAGAAAGTCTACCATTAGTAGTACAGTTACCCATTCTGCACCATTTATGCCATTGTCTCTCTATTTCTCTATTCGCATCTAGATCTAATGTACCATCATCATTTCTTGCTTTCATTGATAGTCTAATACCATTCGAACCAACAATGTTGCTTTGCATTAAATTTAAATATCGTTTTACATAAGAATCATTTCTTGCTAGATCTCTAGATCTATCACGTAATAATCTAAGCTGATCTTTTAATTCTGCATCTGCAGATGTAGAAGTTTGCATAAAATCAGAAAATAATCTTCCTGTATTAGCACCTTGATATTTTCTAAATTTAGGTAAATTTCTTCTTTTTGTTTTTCTTCTGAATCTATCGTACCAAGCCATTAGAATTTAACCTCAATAGTATTGCCAGACTTTTGTTTATTTTTTATTCTTGCAGATTTTATTTCTTTTAAATATTCTGATTTATATCTATTTTTTAATAAAAGTAATTCTTCTATAGTCATTCTAGATAAAGATCTACCTGCAATTGAAAAAGAGGATTGATCTACAGTTGCTCTATTTTCTATAACAGCTTCAATTGCATCTAAAACCTTTTTAGCATGGCTTCTTAAGTCTGCATTAGTATTTGCAAAATTTTTGACAATTGTTGTTCTACCTTCATCTATTGATACTCTTTCATTATCAGATGATCTAGTAATGAATGCATACCATATAAAATCACCATCTGTTAAAGATGCAGTTGTACTAGAAGCTATTTCAACCAAATATGAATCATCTGCTTCTGTAGCAGCTATTGTAAATTTGTGTGAACCACCACCTCCTGAATCTTCATGAAACTCATAAGATAAAGCATAGGCTGAAAGAGGATAATCTGAAACTAGATCATCCCTTCTCCATACCCAACGGTCACCAATAACTAATTCATCTGGCTCTTGTGTAGGATAATTACTACGATCGAATTGATTTGCCATATATAATCTGCAGGTTTATATCTGCAGATTATATTATAATTTTTGATTTTTATTTAATTTTTAAAATCCACAAACAATTTCTGGCTTCTTCAGGAAACATTGGTGCCATAATATTTGATAGTAAATTACTATCCCAATATTCATGAGCTTGTTCAAAAAACTTAAGTTGCCAATCATTCATAAGTTTTTTATAATCTTTTTGTGATGCAAAAGTTCCATATTTTTTTTCAACAGTACAGTACTTTTCAAGAATACTTTGTAACTCAAAATGGTCAAATTCACATACTTCTCCATCAATAATATGGTTTTGTGCAGCTCCTACCTGTGGATCATAATTAGGTGTTGATAATAATATTGTAGTATCAGGATTAGCATGTTTTACCATATTTTCCATAAAAGCATCTGCATTTTGTTTACCAATATGTTCTATTACTTCAAAACATGTAATAACATCAAAAGTGTCCCAATTAAGAATATTGGTATTAAAGCTCTGACATAAATCTTGTTGGTAAAATTCTACCCAAGGTACATGTTCAAATTTAACATTATTATCACCAATTGTTTTTTGCCTTATATCAAGGCCAACATATTTTTTACACCTATACCTATTTCTATACAGAACCTCTGCTAGATTACCTGATCCGCAACCATAATCAAGAACTGTTTTTTGTCCTAATGGTTTTACATACTTAAATACATGAGTCCATCTAAGGTAATGTGCAAATTGATCCCGATGGTAGATATGTCTTTCAAATGCTTGGTCTGGATTTAATTGTGTTGTATTATATTGTTTCATAAATTACTCCTGCTTCTTTAAAAAGTTTTTTAGTAAGGTTGTGACTTTCATGCCAATTAGATGACGAGTTGTCATTTCCATAAACATTGCTTATTCCAACTTGAATTATGCCTTTTGCACATTCATGGCATATCACTAAACCATAAACAAACAAAGATGCATTATTTAAACTAATACCATTTAAACAAGCATGGTATATGCAATTCATTTCAGCATGTACAACATATTTATATTTTTCTTCTTTATTGTTGTATCTTTCAGCTTTATCTTCTATATTTCTTGGAAAACCGTTATACCCCTGTGATAGTACTTGTCCTTCATTACCAACTGCAATACAGCCTACTTTAGTTGAAGGGTCTTTACTCCAACTTGCTATTTCTTTAGCAAGGTTCATATATTTAATTTTCCAAGTATTTGAAATGTCTTTCATAGATATGTAGGTTTTGTACTTGCCAATGTATATTTCCTGGCAGTTTATCAGTATATAAACAAACTTGCCTTAAAATATGGCATTGCCAATCATAATCGTTTTTATAACCAAATATTGCATCATTTGATCTCATTTGTACTACACAATCAATATACATATCTCTTATGTAGTATGTAACTGCATTAGTACAAATAAAATCATCTTTGCCTTCTTCATTGTATTCATACCATATTGATGGTCTAGTATAAATCATTGTGGCTCTTCTTGAGTATGGTTTATCTTTTAATTCTTTGACTGCATTTTTAAATTGATTAAAATATAAATCCCCATAAACTAATTTTCCATAATTAGAATTAATTTGTCCATGTTTGTTAGATGTAATATTCCACGCATCAGGTATTTTTTCTAAATCTAAATCATTTACATTTGTACTTTGTTTTTGATACCAAAATTTTTCTGCTTTAATGTAATCTTCATTTAATTCACCAAATATAGTTCTTTCATCGGCTAAGAAAGATGCACCAATGATTTCAATAGTTTTATTATTGTTTCTAGAAATAAAAAAATCTTTATTCCTATATTTATCAATAAATATTTTTCTTATATCATTTACAGTAATCATTTGTTAAAAATATCTTTTTCTGTATCTTGGCCATCAATTTTACCTCTCATAAAAGCAACTAGAAAAGCACTGTAATTAATTAAATCAATTGCAGTATCTTCTATTGATTCATGATTTGGTTTATGTTGTGGATTATCTTCACATGCTTCAATTAATGACCATAGTCTTGTAGTTTTAGTATGAATCATCTCCATAATAGATAAAGCACCTCTTGGCATATAGTCTATATGTTTTATTCTTGAATTTTTATTTCGATAATCATTTGCTTTGCTTAGTTGTAATTTCTTACATTCTTCTAAGACTTTAACTGATTCTTGTTTATTCATCAATCTTTTCTTAATAATCCTATATTATCTGAATGATCTGGTTCTTTCCATCCTTCTGGTTTTATAAGATCTGGTAATCCATCTTCATTAGATCTAGAAGGATTTATTCCAACTTCTTTATTCATATTTGCTTCAAATACTTCATTCCATGCTTTATCAATATCAATATCAAATGTATCTAATGTACCTAAAGCAACAACTACAATATCTATCAATGCATCAACTGTTTCAACCTCATCAATAGAATTTTTTAGTTCATTTAATTCTTCTTCAATAAATTCAATCCTAAATTGTAGATATTTAAATAAATCATCACTAGTTCTCTTTTTAGATCTAATCCATTTATTAACTCCAAAGTGTTCATTAAGTAAACGTGTATCTTCAATAAGACCACATTGAATATTTTTTTTAATCATTAATACCTCATTTGAATTTTGTTTTGGTGTAATTTATAAACCTTACCAGTTTCTATATCTTCAACTAAGTAAAAACCATTGCCTAGATTTTTAAGTAAATCTAGGTCAATAGCTTTGTTTTTAACTGTATATTTATGATTCATTATTTACTCCTGCCTTTTGCTTGTATTGGTCTATTGATAAAACCAAAGTATTCATCATCTTTACTTGGAGTACAAAATGCCATAAATTGCAAGTAGCCATCTTCTTCTGTAGCATCTGACATTCTTTGACCATAATTACCCCAAACTTTAAAACCTCTGTTATCCTGGAAAAGACATTTCCAAGTTCCACCAAAATCGTTATCAACCCATTTAGCACCTAAAACATAACCAGAAAAAAGTATTCTTTCATCGTCTGTAGAAGGAACCTTTTGGTAAAAAATATCTTTGATATC